CGCGGGCCAGATTGGCGCGGGCGCCACCGTCGCCGATTATCCATTTTCGATGATCTTCGAGAATGTGTAGCAGGTTGTTGGCGATGTCGGTTGCCATCACACGCCCTCCAACCCGCGCAGGTCCGCCACCGTCGCGGCGATGCGGTCCTTCAGGTGCCAGAACCGCTGGTTGTCCCGGCGCAGGCGCTGGCGAGGCAGCGCGGCCAGCTCTGTGCGGTCACGTTTGATATCGGCCCGGTATTGCGCGGCCAGGTGGTGGCGCAGGTGCGCCGTCAGGGCCGGTGCTTCGGTGGGCGGGGGAAAGCCGTGAAGTGTGGGCATCGGTCGCTCCCATCGGGTGGTGATGGGGCGTAGTGTGCAAATTATCTTTGCATCACGCAAGGGGTATTCGGCATCGAATGCGAAAAAAATTTGCACGCGGGGCGCCGTCATGCCGCTTGCGAGATGCAAATAAAATTTGCATACTCGGCGCATGACAGGTGCTGAAATCATCGAGGCGTTCGGCGGCAGGCAAGCGATTGCGGTGCTGACCGGCGCCGACCCCGCCGCCGTCACGCAATGGCGGCGCAACGGTATCCCCGCGAAATACTGGCATGTGCTGGTCGATCATGCGCGGCGCCTCCGTTTGCCGGGCGTCACATTCGAGGTCCTGCGGCAGACCAAGCCGGGGCGTGCGGCGGCATGACCCTCCTCCTCCTCTGGCTCCTCGTCGCCCTTCTTGCCGCCGTCTGCGTCGGCAGCGCGATCCGGGCCATGGGGGGAGAGGGGGAGGACATGGCGGAACAATCCACAATCCGCCCATATGCGTCTACCGAAACCGTTTCGGATGGGAGAAGCAATGAAAGCCTCTGATGCACAGATCGCCGCGATCAAGACGGCAACGAGTTTTGGCATGGGCGGGACTCTCCCCCCCGGTGGAAGTGTGGCGGGGGGCACTCCCATGCCGAATCCCCCGCGCCTTTTTTTCAACCGGGCGCCTTGGTTGGAGCAAGAGAAGGCCCGGCTGCGCTTGCTCTGGTGCGACATGTCCATCCCGCGCGCCGACCTGCCGGGCATGATGTATCGCACGATGGATGCCATTACGAGGATGGCTGAGCGGTTGGGGCTGCCGCCCCGGCCAGCGCCGAAGCCGCCTTCCGACGTATGGCCGGATGAGGATGTGGCGCGGCTTCAACAACTCTGGCCGCTTCACACGCGCTTGGAAATCGCGCGGCTCATGGAGCGTTCGCCCGCTCAGATTTCGCGCAAGGCGCACAAGCTGAAACTGTCGGCACGCCCGGTCGTTCGTGACGTGGAACTCGCCGACCGGATGGCGGCGGCGCACGCCGCCCGGCAGCGCGCGATTGCGGAAAATCCCAACACGTTACGGCGCACCCAAGATCGCAGGGCGATCCTCATTCTGGATTGGCCGACGCACAAGCCGGCATTCGAGATTGCCGCCGCAATGAACGAATTGCCGGGCCGTCATATGCCAGCGGATCAACTATCCGCGTGGGCCAAGGATTTGAACCTCCGCCGGCCCGCCGATTTCCGGCCCCGTCGTGATCCGTCCATGCCGAAGATACCGCCGAAGATCGTCCCGCGCGTCAAAGCGCCGGGCATCGCGCGCAAGTGCCTCTGTTGCGGGACTGGGTTCGAAGCGGAGACGCGGTTTCTGCGCCTCTGCCCGCCGTGCCGGGGCCGGTCGGAGGGGCTGGTTTGATGGACCGCATCACGCAATCCGTCTGCCACGACCTGCACGACCGCGCCGCGATGGGGCTCGCCAAGTATGGCGTGACCGTCTCGGATAGCCCGCTGAGCCGGCGCCAGTGGTTGCAGCATGCCTACGAGGAGGCGCTTGACCTCGCCGTGTATCTCAAAAAGGCGCTGGAAATGGAGCCGGCGCAATGACCTGCCACATGTCCAAGCAGCTCGCCTACGCCGCTAAGCGCCGGGCCGCCACCGGCTTGCCGCCGCTCACGCCGTCGATTGTCTCCCGCCCCCTGCGCGTGATCGGCCAGCCCGACATGCAGCACCCTCCGATGCTGATCGTCCGCGCCGACATGGTGGACGAAGTGGCTGAGCGGCTGCGGGCGGGTGGGTTGGAGTTTGCGGATGGGGCGGCGGTGGCGGGAGGCTTCTGGTAATGCTGCACCCCGAATACGCGGCATTCCTCGCCGGCAAGGCGCCTCGTCCCCAGGCGATAGGGATAGAGCCCGGTGCCATGCCGTCCCACCTGTTCGACTATCAGGCGGAATGCGTGCGCTTCGCATTGCGCCAAGGTCGCGCTGCAATGTTCCTTGACACCGGGTTGGGCAAAACGCGCATTCAGCTGGAATGGTGCGCGCAGGCTGCCGAGGCGAGCAACGGCCGCGCGCTGCTTCTGACGCCGCTCGCTGTGGCGCGCCAGATCGAACGCGAGGGCCTCGCGCTGGGCTACAACGTGCGCGTGATCCGGGCGCAGGACGAGGCGAGGGACGGGATCAACGTCTGCAATTACGACCGGCTCGGTGCACTGGATACCGTCAAATTCGGCGCTGTCAGTTTGGACGAGTCGAGCATCCTCAAGTCGTTCACCGGGGCAACGACGCGGGCGCTGATTGCCGCGTTCGGTGGCCATCGGTTCAAGCTGGCCAGCACCGCGACGCCGGCCCCGAACGATCATATGGAGCTGGGCCAGCATGCCGAGTTCCTGGGGATCATGCCGAGCAACGAAATGCTCGCCCGCTGGTTTGTGTCGGACCAGACGCAGATGGGGCGGTATCGCCTCAAGGGGCACGCGGAAGCGGATTTCTGGGACTGGATGGCCTCGTGGGCGCGATGCGCCGAGACGCCGGCCGACCTGGGATACGACGCCTCGCGCTTCGTTTTGCCGGCGCTCAACGTCCATCGCCACAAGGCAAGTGGCGATGTTCGCGCGCCGGCCGGCGCCCTGTTCATTTCCGATTTGTCCGCAACGAATATCCACGATGTGAAGCGGCAGACGGCCGAAGCGCGGGCTGAGGCTGTGGCGACGCTGGTTGCGGCGGAGCCGTCCGAGTGTTGGGTGCTGTGGTGCGATACCGATTACGAGGCGGATGCGCTTCGTGCGGCTGTAGCAGGCGCCATTGAGGTTCGCGGCTCACACGCAGTGGAGCGCAAGGAGGAGGCGCTGGCTGCGTTCGCGGCAGGCGAGGCGCGATACATCATCACGAAGCCATCCGTCGCCGGCATGGGCCTCAACTGGCAGCATGCCGCGCGCGTCGCCTTCGTAGGCCGCAGCTTCAGCTACGAAGCTTGGTATCAGGCCGTGCGGCGGTGCTGGCGCTTCGGACAGACGCGGCCCGTCGACGTTCACCTGATCGTTGCCGAGGGCGAAGAACAGATTGGCCGTGTGATTGACCGCAAGGCCGAAGACCACAAGACGATGAAGCGGGCCATGGCTGGCGCGATGCACCGTGCCCGCGCGCAGGCGAGCAACATCAAGATTCCATACGATCCGCAACACATTGGGAGGCTTCCCGCGTGGCTCAAATCCGTTGCCTGAATGAAGCGCACGGCGATGCATGGTCGCTGTATCATGGCGATTGCGTGGATGTCGCGCGGCAGATGCCGGACAACAGCGTTGACCTGGCCGTCTACTCCCCGCCGTTTTCTGGCCTCTACATCTACAACGATTCCGAGGCGGACATGGGCAACTGCGCCGATGACGCCGAATTCCTGGCGCACTATCGGTTCCTAGTCCGCGAGATGTATCGCGTGATGCGGCCGGGCCGGATCGTTGCCGTGCATTGCAAGGATTTGGTCTTCTACAAGAACCAGCGCGGCAAGGCCGGGTTGCGGGACTTTCCCGGCATGCTGATTCGCGAGCACGAAGAAGCTGGGTTCACCTTCCATTCGCGCGTCACGGTTTGGCGGTGCCCGGTGCGGGAGATGACGAAGACCAAGGCGCACGGTCTGCTTTACAAGCAGCTTCGCGCGGACTCGTCGTTTTCGCGCCAGGGCCTGCCGGAATATTTCGTTGTGTTCCGCAAATGGGCGGGCGAGGAAGACGCCGGCGCGGTGTTGCCGGTCGAGAAGCGCAGCGAAGATTACCCTCTTCCGTGGTGGCAAGAAGCCGCATCCCCTGTGTGGATGACGACGCGGGAGACGGACGTTCTCAACGCGATCCGCGCGCCCGGCGATGAAAAGCACATTTGCCCGATGCCGCTGGACCTCACGGAACGATGCGTTGAACTGTGGAGCAATCCTGGCGACGTGGTTTGGTCCCCGTTCACCGGGATTGGCTCGGAGGGAGTGGTGGCGCTGCGGAAGCGTCGGAAATTCATCGGCGCCGAACTGAAGGCCGAATACTGGAAACAGGCGGCGCGTCATCTTGCCGACGCAGAACGCGGCGCCGTTGACCTGTTCGTGGATGCGGCGGACTGATGCGCCCCGAAGAACGTTTCCAGTCCCGCGTGCGCATGTTCCTTGACGCCTGCCTTGTCCGCCCGTGCTGGTGGTCCAGCGTGGGCCATGAGCGCAAGCAGACGCTGCGGCAGGGCCAGCTGCAGAAGGCGCGCGGAATCAGGCGCGGCCTCCCAGACGTGATGGTATGGGCGCCGGGCTATTTCCTCGGCCTGGAACTCAAGGCAGGCAAGAACGCCGCCACCGACGCGCAAGAGGCGTTCGGCGCAGCAATGGCGGCCCTAGGCCACGGCTACGCCGTCGTGCGGTCTGTGGAGCAGCTTGGCGAGGCTCTGGCGGAGCGTGGCATCCCGCTCGCTGCCAACTGGCGCCTTGCGTGCCAGCACCACGACGCGGCCCTGGACGCCCCGCCGAAGGGCCACAACAAGCCGCCCCGCGCCGCCAAGCCTACGCGCTCCCAGATCGCGCGCGGGAACAGGATCGCGCTGGCGTTGGCGAGGGGGGTGGGGGAGTGAGCGAACCTTTAATGCTTTTGCCGGCAAGCGCATTGAAAAGCGCCACCGCTCCGAAGCGCGGTCATGCAGCACGCCCCGGCACTGGCCCCGAGGGCGAAACCTGCGCGACCTGCCAGCACTACACCATTAAGCGCATGTCGAAAGCGTATCGGAAGTGCGCTCTGACCAAGGCCACGTGGACAGGCGGCGCAGGGTCGGACATCCGCGCCCGCGATCCTGCTTGTTCGCTGTGGGATCGGGCATGACCCTCACTCGCATAGACATGGCCGGCCAGCAGATCGGCGCGTTTCGCGTCGTCGGTTT